AAAGGGTAACTTATGGTAACAAGGGCATTATTATATAACTATATGATATACAAGGGTTTATCTTATATTGATAGGTAGCACATAATATATATTATAGTAACATAACAAAGGCAGGGGGTAGGGGTAGGCACCCCCCAGAGCCATTGATTATATATATAAACCCTCTCTGAAAACTACGGCATATTTTGAAAACGGGTCAGAAATCACTAACTGGGGTCAATACATACTGCAAACAATGCAGGAAAAGGTGCAAACAATTCCGAGAAGTAACCGTTGTTTACTGCCCTATCTTTGAGAGCGTACAAAAGGGTATGCCAAAGACTAAGAGTGATGAACCTTTTGGGGGGTTTAAGGCACGAGGATTGATTCTAAGCAACGAAAAAAGGGAAAAATCAGAAAGCAATAGTTAGACTAGGGGGTAAAAGACGATGCCCTTAAAATCGAAATATGAGCCAAATCATAAACGGTGATTGCATAGAGGAATTAAAGAAGTTAGAGAGTAACTCAGTTGACGCTGTGGTTACTGACCCACCTTATGGTTTAGAGTTTATGGGCAAGGATTGGGATAAGTTTAAAAGAGGAGAAAATATTGGTGGTGGAACGGTAAAAGATAAAAGCATTATATTTGGAAGAATGTGTGGTAAAGCACCTGCTTTCTATAAGTTAGATACTAATGCTTTCCAAGACTTTTGTTTTAACTGGGCTAAAGAAGCCTTACGAGTTTTAAAACCAGGCGGACATTTATTAAGTTTTGGTGGTTCAAGAACATATCATCGTATGGCTTGTGCTATTGAGGATGCAGGATTTGAGATACGTGACCAGATAATGTGGGTATATGGTAGTGGGTTTCCTAAATCTCACAATATCGGTAAGGCAGTTGATAAGTTACAGGGGAATGAGAGGGAGTTACTGCGGGCAGAGAAAGAACCCCTACGAACTGGTGATGTTATTTCTTTTGACCAGCGTAGTAGTAGTAGTAGGGAATTAACCAAAGGCTCATCCGCTTGGGAAGGCTACGGCACAGCCCTTAAACCTGCTCACGAACCTATTGTATTAGCAAGAAAGCCTTTATCAGAGAAGACAGTAGCCCTGAATGTATTGAAATGGGGTGTAGGTGGGTTGAATATAGATGGGTGTAGGGTGGGGACAGAAGTATTGTCGGCACACTCAAGTGGCAAAAACGCTTTGATGGGTGGATTATCTGATAAAAATGAACAAGGTGGTGTAGTTACGCCAGAAAGAACAGGTCGCTTCCCAGCAAACTTCATCCACGATGGCTCACAGGAAGTGTTAGATTTGTTTCCGAATACGAAGGCAAATGATAGTAAAAGAAACAGAAAAGTATTAGGAAGTTTTGGTATGCCAAACGATGAAACTCCAGAATATAACGATAGCGGAAGTGCTGCTAGGTATTTCTACTGTGCCAAAGCATCAAAGAAAGAAAGGAATAGGGGATTAAATAAAGAAGAAGAAATAACAGATGATGGTAGAAAGAAAAAGATAGATAATCCTTATCTTAGAGGAAAAACATTAAGAAAAAACAACCACCCAACAGTTAAACCCATAGCCCTAATGAAATACCTTGTTAAGTTAGTTACCAAACAAGGACAGGTAGTATTAGACCCTTTCTTAGGAAGTGGCACAACTGGTATTGCCTGTAAAGAATTAAACAGAGAGTTTATCGGGATAGAGAAAGAGCCCGAGTATATAGAGATAGCTAAAGCAAGGATAAATGGCAAAAGAAGAATTTAAAAAGAACATAGCAGAATTATATGAATTATGGGGAAAGAACCTAGAATTATTCGTATCGGACACATTAGGTCATTATCTGACCGCTAAGATGCCTGAATTTCATAAAGATCTATACAAATTAATCCCTACTAGGAAGCGTTTATTGATAGCAGCACCTAGAGGGTTCGCTAAATCTCACATTTGCAGCGTATTTTACCCTTTGTGGAACGCATTATTCGGCAGGAAAAAGAGTATTTTGATTATAAGTAAATCTGAGACCTTTGCCAAGGACTTATTAAGACGCATAAGACTGGAGATAGAGGGAAATCAGCTAATCAGGTACGTTTTTGGCGATTTAAAGAGTGATAAATGGACAGAAGGACACATTGTTTTAAATAATAAATTCAAGACTGAGATTCGGGCTAAGGGTGCTGGTGGACAGATTAGAGGTTCAAGACCTGATTTAGTAGTTTTAGATGATATTGAGACAGATGAATCGGTAGCGAGTGAAGAACAGAGGTCTAAATTAAGAACTTGGGTGTTTAAGGCTTGTTTAAATACCTTAATGCCTGAAGGACAGTTCTTATGGATAGGAACGATTATATCGCCTTTGGCGTTATTACAGGAGATGTTTGAGACTGAGAATGGTTGGTATAAGAAAAAGTATCGGGCATATATAGATGCAGACCAGAGGAAGGGTAAGGAATTATGGGCTGCATTATGGACACACGAGAGATTACAGCAGCGTAAGAAAGAAATCGGCTCGTTTGCCTTTGCTAGTGAATATTTAAATGACCCTATATTAGATGAAGCAGCACCGATAAAGCAACAGCAGATAAGAATATGGGATAAATTACCCTCTCAATATAACTGTGTTATTTCCGTAGACCCTGCATATTCAGATGACGAGAAAGCAGATTATAAAGTAGCTTCTTTAGTAGGTATAGATGTAGACCATAACAGGTATTTGATTAGTTATATACGCACACATCGACCTCAAGGGGAGTTTATAGATGCAATTCTTAACTTATATTTACAGAACAAGAGCCGAATTACAGGTATAGGCATTCCTTCTGCGGGAACAGAAAAGGAGTTTTTTAACTCTGTAGTGCATAAAGCTCAAAGCAGGAAGTTATACCCTCCTTTTATGGAATTAAAGAACGCTTTTAAGACAGGCACAGAAAAGGTAGTAAGACATAAAAAGGACAGAATAGTAGCAGCATTACAGCCTTTATTTGAGGCAGGTAAGTATTACATACATAAAGATCACTCAGAAGCAAAAGACGAGTTATTAAGTATAGGTGCAAGTAGATGGGATGACATAGTAGATACATTGGCTTATGCAGAACAGATACTGACACCTACCTATGTAGAGCCTGAAACCCCCCAGAGAGGGCGTTATGGCGAGTATATAGAGAATAAACCAAAAGTATTTGATTACGGTTACTAAGGAGAAATAAATGGCAAATGCAGGAATAATTAACGAAAAACCTAAACCAGCTACATATATAGCTGACAACAAGAAAAAGAAACTTGTAGCCGATATAAAGAGTTGGCAACAGGATTCAGAAGGTTGGGTAGGCACTTGGGAAGCCAACCAAAATAAGTGGCATAAACTGCGTATGCGTATAAAAAAGACAAAGAACTTTCCCTTTGTAGGTTGTTCTAATATTCGTATGCCGACTTTAGATACACAGATTCGTAAGATAAAGGCTAGTTTAACCAATGTCATTTTTGGAATAAGACCTATTATACAGGCAGAGCCAGACCCAGCAGGTAACTGGCAGACAGCTAAAAAGATAGAGAAGTTCTTAGACCATCTGATTATGGACAAGATGAAGATAAAGAACAAGTCCGTAATCGCTATAGACCAGTCTTTAGAGAAAGGTTTTTATTTAATCAAGCCTTATTGGCGTGTAGAGATAACCGACAGAATAGAGGAATTGTCTGTAGATGACTTCTCAATAGAAGAAGTTATGTGGATATACGCCCCTGAACGCAGACCAGAGGAACTTATTCAAGCATTAACCCAAAGACTACAAGTAGATTTACACGACTTAGTAGGCAGAGAGAACACAAAAGAGTTAGAGAGAGTAGCAAAAGAAATCTTAAAAGGCAAGACAGATATTAAGTTAGAACTGCAAGACGTTCTATATAACTGCCCCGATATAGACTTATGCTCACCTGAAAGAGTATATGTTCCTACAACAACGGGTGTAGACCCTCAAGAATCTACTTATATCATACACGAGTTTTTCTTACCTATCCAACAGGTAGAACAGAACTCATACCACAAAGGGTGGAATGAGGAAGATATTGAATCAATTAAAGACAAAGGGACAACTGATTTAAGTAAAAAACAATCAGATGTAACCAAAGACCAGAGAGAAGGTATAGAAAGGTTACAGTCAGATGAAGGCTTAGTAAAGATATGGGAGTGCTATTGCTGGTATGACATCAATAATGATGGAAAACTAGAGAAAGCAGTTATTACATTAGCACCTGAATTTGACAAAGTATTAAGAGAAATAACCCTACCCTTTTATTCAGGTAACTTCCCCTTTGTAAAACTATTTTATGAGTTGACAGACGATAGGTGGTTTTCACATAGGGGATTACCTGAATTGATAGAGGACATAGTTAAAGAGATAGATATTCAGCATATGCAGAAGATTGATTATGGAACTTTAACCAACTCTCCTATGTATGCTTACAGGTCGGGTATGGTAAATCCCAAAACAGTCCAGTTTGTTTTCGGGCAAGGCATACCTGTTCACGGGATGCAGCCTTTAAATGACAGCATAGCACCTATTAATTCGCAGAACCCCAATATTAATTTCAGTTATGAACGAGAACAGATGATATTGGAAACAAAAATACAGGAATTGGTTGGACAGCTTGATTTCAGTTTACAGTCTATGATTAACAAGCGTGAGCCTAGAACTCTAGGTGAAGTTCAATTACAGTCCAATTCTATGCAACAAGTCCAATCATTAAGTGGAAATTACTTTAGAGAACAGTTTGAACTCTTATTTAACTGGATATGGGAACTATGGTGTCAATACGGAGATGACCAGTATGAGTTCGCCTACTTCGGTAAAGAAGGTTACGAAAGAATAAAACTTTCAAGAGAAGAAATACAAGGCAAATACAAAATAACAATAAGAGGAAATGACCAAAACACTAACCCTCAAGTAAAGCTACAAAAAGCCCAGATGATTATGATGGCTATGCAGAATCAATACGCATTACAGACAGGTGTAATCAACCCTGTTCACGTTGCAGCTGCTTACAAGAGGTTTTATCAAGAGATTGATATACCTAACTGGGAAGAATTAGTAACACCACCCGAGCAGATGATAAAGATTATGCAACAGCAACAGCAACAGCCACAACCTGACGAGGTAAAGATTAATGCAGATGACTTAACAGAAGGTGAATTAGCTCAGGTTCTTGTTAAGAGAGGTATTAAACCTGATGTAGCAGGAAGATTAGCAAGAGAGTATTTAACTAACGAGGATAAGAAAGCGGAAACAGAGAAGAAGAAAACAACTGCTTCTAAGGAAAGGGCGGAAACGGTAGAGAAAATATTATCAAGTATAGGAGGAAAGGAAGGTGCAGGTGGAAAATAACGCATATTGGGAACAAGCTCAAGCTAAGTTTTGGGCTGGATTAGAAGAAGAAAAACTAATTGAAAAGATAAGCCAATGCGACCGAATTGTTAAAGACTTACACAAATCACCTGTTTGGAAAATACTTGTAGAAGATGCCGAAACAAAGAGAAAGTTCCTTGATGATAACTGGCAGGACATTACAGACGAAAAGATATTAAACAATATGAGAGTTAAAAAGAGTGCAGTTAAATACATCCTTGAATTAAAAGGCGTTTATGAAGGAGAGCTTGAACGGGCAAAAGTTGAACTTAAAAAGAGAAGTAATACAGAGAACGAAATAATTAAAGATTATGATTTATGAAAAAGGTGTTATTCGTGTTAATCCTCGCAAGGGTGGTTTGCTTAACACCATATTACACGAAGAAGAACACAGACGTTATCCCAATAAGACCGAGAAAAGAGTTAGAAAGGCAGCAGCAAGAAAAGAGAAATCACTCACAATCAGCCAAGCTGTATCAATACTTAAAAAGTATCAACGAAATAGGAGAAAGAAAAATGGGACTAAGGCTAAACGTAGATGAAACACCTTATTTGGTGAATCTACTTAATCAAAACAAGTATGACATAACCTCTGGTATTTATGCAGAGATGAGAGGTAAAGACCAGAAATACTGGAATATGGCTTTATCTTCGTTAGTCAACCGTATTGGTAAGCGTGAATGGGCTGATATGGACTTACCAGAGTTAATGAATAAGAGTTTCTATGCTGTAAGCGATACATCTAAAAATAAAGGCTGGGAACACGCACAGTCGGGTAATTTCCCTGATAAAGAATCAGAGAATAAATTTAAGAGGATACTAGCTTTTGTCAATAGGGCAATAGCTGGAGATATAGAACTTAATGATAACCAATTCTATTTCACAAAGAAAGAAGAAGTAAAAGCAGCAAAGAACGGGAACATAGATTTCAAGTTATTAAAAAAGACAGGTAGGGTTGGTAATTTCAATACATATAAATACAAAGATACATCAGATAAGACATTTAAAGAGGCTTTTGCCGAAGCAAGGAAAAACAAAAAGAAACTCTTTGCGTGGAAAGGCAAGAAGTACTCTACACAACTCGCCAAGTAGGCGTAAAACACAGGAGGATATATGGCTGAACAGGAACAGAACGTACAAGAGGAAATCGTTCAACCTCAAGAGGATGTAAACGAACCTGAACCCATCCAACAGGAAGAAAACGTTGAAACTCAACTGTCTCAAGAGAACCCCCCAGAGGTGGGTCAATCCTCTGTAGAAGATATAGATGAGGCAGGTGTCCCTTGGAAAAACAGGGCTATGGAGTTTAAACGAAAGTTTGAAGATCTCAATTCAAAGTTTACTCAAGTAGTTGAGAAGATTGACGGTATTCAAACAACTCAACAGCCGAAGTACACGGAGGCACAGTTGAGAGCTTTCTCTCAAGACCCAAGCACTTCCACACAAGAAAGAGTGTGGGCTGAACAAGAGATTGAGAAGATGAGGAAAGAGGAGTTAGGAAAGGTTGTAGAAAGTAAATTGTCTGCCTACCAACAACAACAAAAAGCTGAGGCGACAAGACAACAGGCTTTATACACCGTTCAACAAAGACATCCTGACGCATTTGTTAAAAATGCACAAGGTCAGATTGTGAATTGGAATAACAAATCACCTTTATCTCAAAGAATTGCTCAGTATATGCAAGACCCTGAAATCCAAAAAAATCCAAGAGGGTTATTAGTTGCTACGGCTATGGCTAACTGGGATTTATCCCAACAGAGCCAAGCAAAGAACACCCAATTAAAACAGGAAGTCAGAAATTTGCAGAAAAGGACAATGGTTGAAGGAGGAGGCAAACAACAACACGTGCAGAAATCTCCGATAGCTAAGGCAGTTGAGAGAACATCTTCTGGTAAAAGAGAAGATGCTGTTGCAGCTATGAAGGAAATGTTTAAAGCAAGAGGAATTATTAGAGACGACTAGGGGGTGAATTTCAATGGCTGAAACTACAGCTTACACTTATGACGACAACGCTATGCGAGAGGATTTGTTGGGAGTTTTAACAAATCTTTCTCCAAAAGAGACACAACTTGTAAGTGGGTTAGGAACAAGTACCGCAGAACAGATTAGACACGAGTGGCTGATCGACACATTAAATTCTGTTAAGACTAATGCTTATACAGAAGGTGTAGACGCTTCGTTCCAAGATTTAACTAACCCAGCAAGAATTGTAAACTACACACAGATTTTCAGAGAACCATTTAGGGTATCTGATACAGAACGAGCAGTCAACACAGCCGCCTTTAACGATAGATATGCCTATGAAGCTACAAAGGCTTTGGCAGAGTTAAAGAACGATATGGAATACGCTTTAATGCGTGGTTCTATGGCTAGTGGAACTGGTTCTGCTGCAAGACAACTTAGAGGATTAAAAAGAAGTCTTTCATTAGTTACATCACAGTCAGGTATTTCACTTTCAGAAACAGCACTAAACGACTATTTACAGTTAGTTTGGGACAATGCTGCAACTGAAGTAAATGCTATTTACGCTGGTATGTATATGAAACGTAAGATTTCTGGTTTTACAGGTGGTGCTACTAAGAACGTAGATGTCGCTGACAGACGTTTAATCAACTCTGTTGACGTTTACGAAGGTGATGCCGCAAGAACTGTAAAATTGTTTGCTCACAGATACGTTACTGTTAATGGTGATGTTAACTATGACTTAGTAGGTATTGACGAGGATATGTTTAAAACAGCATATCTTAGAAAACCTTTTCAGAGAGAAATCCCAAGAACGGGTGATGCTGCAAAAGGTGAAGTTGTTGCCGAATTGACATTAGAGAACCGCCACTACAACTGCGGATTCTGGGGACAGCAACATCTTTAGGAATTTCAGGGGGTGGGTTTCCTGCCCCCTTCCTTTAATTATGAGAAAGAAAGTAAAAATAGCTGATATACCTTTAACAAGAATAGACAACCAATATATTAACAACGGTAGATACAGCCCACGTCTGTTAACTGACGTAAAGAAAAACGGGATTAAATATCCGATAGAAATATTTACTATGAACCCAGAAGAAGCTAAGAATCGTACATACAATATCCACCGAGGGCATAGAAGGATATATTGTGCCAAACAGTTAGGTATGAAAGAGATTGATGCGATAGTAGGTGAAACACCTTCTGAGAAACCCTTTGGGAAAGCAAACGAGCAGTTTTAATTATGTTAATAAAGACTAGAGATAAATGGGAAGCAGCCGAGGCGTTTATAAATACTTGGTTAAAAGATAAGTCGGTTTACTGTAATAACTGTGGTATCCCCTATATGCCACAAGACAAAGACAAAAACGGTAAATGGATACCCTGTTGTGAAACTCCTGAGATAGGAACTAATTGGGATTTCGCTAAACAGATTATAGATGACAACAAGAAAGTAAGACAGACTAGATTTAACAAACACGCTTCCAATAAAGAAAAGAATTGGCGTATGTCGGTAAGAATACCGCCTAAGCTATATTCTGATTTAAAGAATTACTTTGAGAATAATTATCACATCAAGCTCTTTGAAAGCAATGAGGATTTAAGGAAGTTTATGAGAAGGTTTAAAGCCTTTTGCATACCCAACAAAATATAGGAGGTCTATGGAGAAAGTAGCGTTAGCAATCATAGTAAAGGATGAGATTAAAGAGGTAGACAGAATAATTAGAGATTACGCTCATTACTTTACAGAGGTTTATCTGGGTATAGACGATGCAGTAACTTATCAAAGATGTTTAGATAATTACAGCCAAGTAGAGAATATCAAAGTATATAAATATCCTGATGAATATATAGAAGATGGCAGAGTAAAAGACTTTGCACATAAACGAAACTGGTTAGAGGAAAAGATAAAGTGTCCGTATTATTTCAGATTAGATACAGATGACGAGATTATAGGAATTGAGAATCTTAAAGATATATTAGCAAAAGTATTTAAAGAGAATATAAGCATAGTTTACTGTAATTACCTTTATTCAAGAGACGATTGGGGTAATGTCAATGCACAGCATTACAGAGAAACTATAATCAAGGTAGACGATAACCTATATTGGAATAAACCTATACACGAGAACATATTACCTAAAACAACAAAAGACCATAGGATAGTTCTGGATAAAAGTTTAGTTATAAACCATTTAGCAAAGCCTGAGAAGTTAAGTATATCTTTTGAGAGAAATGTTAAATATCTATTAGACGAATATAACAAAGACAAAGAGAACACAGACCCACGCACATTAGCTTACCTAGGCAGGATGTTATTTTCAGCAGGTTCTCATAAAGAGGCGTTGTTTTTCTTACAGAAACATATAGAGAAATCAGGCTGGGATGAGGATAGGTACGAATCTTGGTGTCAGATAGCCGAGATAATGAAACAGAAAGGGGAGTTAGACCAAGCACAGGGGGCTATCTTTGAGGCGTTAGTAGAGAAACCTAGCTATCCATCAGCATATTTCAAATTACACGATATATACCAAGAGCAAGGTGAATGGGATAAAGCTATATTCTGGGCTGAGGAAGGGTTAAAGAAACCAGTTCCTAAGACATTTACTTTAGTTGATCCTTCATCTTACACTTGGCGACCAATGCTTTCTTTATCTTTCTGTTACTTTCAGAAAGGGGATTTTGAGAAAGCAAAGAAGCTCTTTGATATAGTTAAAAAGAAAGTACCTACTTTACCTTGGGTTCAGAACCACGAGAAGTTGTATCAACAGGCATACGAACACCAACAGTATATGAATCATCTTTTATGGATTGTAGAGTTCTTGAGAGAGAAAGAAGAAACAAAAATCAAACCACTCATTGAAAGCATACCAAACGAGTTACAAGAACACGAAATGGTTGCTAAGTTAAAGAACTCTTTCTTAGAACCAAAGGTATGGGAAGAAAACGAGATAGCAATATTCTGTGGTATGTCAGGTGAGAAATGGTCTCCTAAATCAGTTGAGACAGGCATAGGTGGTTCAGAGGAAGCTGTAATAAGTATGTCTAAAGAACTTACTAAACTAGGATATAAAGTTACAGTTTACAATACCTGTTACGAAGATGAGGGAGAGTATGATGGTGTTCGATATATAAACACACACAAGTTCAACTCTAACGACAAACATAATATATTGGTTGCTTGGAGAATGAACATTTTTCCTTACATAAAAAGTGTTAAACAGAAAATTATCTGGTTACACGATTTGCCTATTACTTTTGATTGGGGAAAGGAAGTTGTGGATGGAATAGATAAGATTATAGTCTTGTCAGAATATCATAAGTCGTTGTTACCCAAAGAGATACCAGACGAGAAGATATTTGTTTCTTCCAATGGAATTGTTCCAGAACAGTTTGAAGAATTAGATAAGATAGAAAGAAAACTTCACAGAATTATTTATGCTTCAAGTTACAACCGAGGATTAGAGAAGATATTAAGAGACTGGCAGAAGATAAGAAAAGAAGTTTCTGACGCAGAGTTACATATCTTCTATGGTTGGGAAGTTTACGACAGGTTCGTAAAAGAGGGCTACATCAAAGACACAGGCTGGAAACAGATGATGATAGAACTTATGAAACAAGATGGAGTTTACGAACACGGTAGGGTGGGACATTATGAGTTGTTAGAAGAATATGCCAAGTCAGGAGTTTATGCTTACCCTTCTACTTATACAGGAGAGATAAACTGCATAGCGTTAACTAAAGCTGTTGCCTGTGGTTGTAATGTTGTTACTAATGATTTTGCAGTATTAAAAGAAAGAAGCCCTAACGCAGTAAAAGACGAAGAATTTACAGAAGAAGTTATTAGACAACTAAAAGAGGGAAAACGATTAGAAATTAATCGGGAATATATTAAAGAAAACTCTTGGGAAACAATAGCGAAAGATTGGAAAGGGAGACTGTTTAAATGAGACCGTCATTTGAATTTATCAAAAGAAATCTTGGCGAAAATCTTGTAGGAGTAGAGATAGGAGTAAACAGAGGTAAACACGCAGAAGAACTTTTAAAGGGATTAGATTTTAAGAAACTCTACTTAGTAGACATCTGGGATAAGAGAGCATATTACATAAAACACGGTGGCATACTTACAGATGAGAAGATGTATCAATATGTTCTAAGGACATTTAAAGATAACGACAAAGTAGAGATTATCCGTAAGTGTTCAGTTGAAGCAGCACCTCAATTTGAAGATGAATCACTTGATTTTGCTTATATTGACGCAGACCATAGTTACGAAGCTGTTATTGATGACATTAATGCTTGGTATCCAAAAGTAAGAGAAAGGGGAGTGCTATGCGGACACGACTATCATCCAGCGTGGAAGGGGGTAATAAAAGCAACTAACGAATTAGCTGATAAGAATGATTGGTATTTGTTTCAAGAGAAAGATGATTGGTGGATTATTAAATGAGGTATTTCAATAAGATATTTGGTATAGGCACAAGCAGAACAGGAACAAGCACATTAAATAGGGCATTAAACTTATTAGGGATTAAGTCAGTTCATAAAGCATCTTATTTAACCGATTATGTAAAAGCAAATATGGCTGTGGGAAATTTCCTTCTTTACGGGTTAGAAGATTACAGGGGTTTTTCAGACCATCCTATTGATTGGTTATACAAAGAACTAGACAAACAATATCCAAACAGTTTATTTATTTACACTAATCGTAAAGACAGAGAAGCGTGGATAAGAAGTATGCACATATTAGTTCAGGCGAGTAAAGAGCCAAGAGACGAAAAGAAGTGGAGAGAAGATTATAAAAAACACCAGAAAGACATATACGAATACTTT